CAAATGCATCAGGAGCTGAAGGATCTGCTACTATATCTGCAGCAGTTGCTAACATAAAATCATCTTGAACGACATTACATCCTTCTTCTTTACGAAGAGAACCCATACCTCTAGAAGAAACTCCTAATCGTATGCCTTCATCCAAAAGATTTTTTGCGATCTTACCCATAGGGGTCTCAAGTATCTTTGCACGTCCAATGAAATTATTCCCATCTTCTGTCAGAGATTCTATCTTATGAGAAACACGATCCAAATTAATTGATGGACCTTCAGGATGACCTAACTCTCCAAGAGCACGACCACCTTTAATATAATTCTCATCATATTTAGCAACCTCACGCTGAAGTGTACTCAATGGATATTTACGTCCATTTTTGTTTTGGAGTTCAGCTTGTAGAAAAACACCTTCAATGTAATAGTTTTTCTTACCATCTTTAGAATCCTCAATGAGGAAATCTGCTTGTGATATTTCTTCAGCTATTAGTCTCATCTGTTGGCTCCTCTACAGGTTGTTCATCAGTGGTTTCAGCACTTGCTTCAGGTTGCTCTACTTCTGGTTCTTGCTCTTGTTGAGCAATTTCAGTAGCAGTAGGTGCAAGTTCAGGTGCTTCACTACCATCAGGTAAATTGTCTGCAAGTTCATCAGCAGTTGCTTGTCCAGTTTGTTCTGGATCAAATCCCCACTGTTGTGCAAATTCAATTTTCTTTGCTTGGATTGCGTCATAAGAAGCCGCACTCAAAGCATCATTTGTTGCATCAATCGCTTTCGCTTTATCATCAGCAAAGATGTTGTTTACGATAGATTGTGCTATTTCACTAGGCATAATAACTCCACTTTCTTATTTATTTATTAAAATTCTCCTCTCCGTTGATCTGCGGGAGAAATTGTTGTACTTGGATCCTGTGCTGGAGCTCCATTTGGGGCAGGAGCACCACCATTCATTGCAGCAGGATCACCACCTGCTTGAGCCATTTCTAGTTCCATTGCTGGATCAGCAATGAGACCTTCTTCCATTTCTCTTTCAATCTGCTTATCTATTTCTCTAATTTCTTGATCAGTCTGTTTAAGTACCTGACGACGTACATACTCAAGAGAGAAGTACTTACCAACATAAGGATCCATCTGATTAACTTCATTCATCCTTTCGTTACGGATTTCTATATCCTTAAGTTCAGAGAAATAATTATCAGCAACATAATCAAACTGAATATGTTCTTTATATTCTTCCCACTCTTCAATAGAAATAATACCTTTAAGAACTAGTTGTGTTTTAAGAAGGTCTACAAATAATTCAGAGAATCTCTTACGCAAACGTGCAACAAACTTCTGGAACTTAACTTCGTCACGTGTGATTTCTGCAGCACGTCCGATGTTAAATGTAGTTTCTGTTTCTAGTCTAGAATTAGGAACGTTTAATGATTTGTATAATTTCTTCTGGAAGTACTTGACATCCTCAAGTTCTCCAAGATTTTGTCCACCTGGGAGCGTAGAGATTTCAGTTCCTCTACCGCCTTCCCTTCTTGGTAACCAGAAGTCCTCAAGCATCGACATGAACTTCTTGTCATCTTTAATTTCTCCTGTGTTTGCATCGTATACAAGTTTATTCCTGTAACGACCCATTACTTCACGTAGATATTGTTCCGCTTTATTCTTAGGAAGGTTACCTACATCAATATAAAAAATTCTTCTTTCTGGTGCTCTTGATAATCTATAGATTACCAAAGAGTCTTCAATCATTCTTAATTGATTGACTGCTTTAATTGCTTTATGTAAATGAGACAAGACCATATTTTTATTAAGGTCTTGGATACCAGAGTGACAATATGTAATTGAATCTGGTGCAATTTTCATACCTTGGTTTGTAGAATTCCTCAAACCTTTAGGATTATACAAATAATAACTTGCTGCTTTTTGTGTTAATTGAGTATTGATATCAGTCCCACGCATTTCCTCTGCACGTTTCTGTTCATACTCAGTTACCTTGCGAATCTTACGAGGATCAACATAACGTAATTCGATTAATCCACCTTTAGGATTATCAGGATCAATTACCTTATGATAAAAAAGTCTTCCATCAACATACCATCGACGGAAGATCTCATATGATCTGTTCTCAAAATCAAGAAGTCTTAATATCTCATCAAATTCCTCACGGATTAATTTCTTGATCTTTTCAGATTGCTTTAAATTAGATAGTTCTACCTGTACAGGTACATCATCAAAGTTACCACAAATAGTTTCGTTGACTACATCATCAACTGCACTATCGCACTCTGGTTGTAAAACCATCTCTCTATAACGAGTGATTAGTTCATACTCATTACGAATTTGTCCATCGAAATCGACGGAATAACCATAGTAACCACCACCTACAATAGGTTGTGATCCATCTAGGTTATCTTTCTGAACAAAAGAAGGCCCCTTAGGAACCTTCTTTGCTCTCTCTAGTGAAAATCCAAAGAGTTGCGACATTATAATTTACTTAATGTTCCTGTCCTATTTAGGCATCTGCGCCAGAGTCAATTGGAGTCCAGTATTGGACTTGTAGTTCTACTGTGAACTCTTCAATCGCATCGTTGTTACCAAAGTCTAGATCTATAGCAGCAATATTACTTGGGAATACGTTATAGAATTTATAAGACTTAAGGATCTTAGGAGTATCACCACTCTTAACATCTCTTGCTAACTGATGAACAACCATGTCAGAGAAGTATCCAGTTGCATCATCCGCATCACCTAATCCTGCAGCAGAAGTGAAGTTCTCGTTAAACGCTTGAATAGATCCACCCCAAAGTTCAAAAGCACTTCTCAAAGCAAAGTTGCTATCGTTTTGTATGGTAATTGTCCAAGGTTCAAATGTTCTGTCTCCAGCAATCTTTAGAACACGTCCTCTAAAAGGAACTTCAATAACACCAACCTGAGATGAAGGTAGGTTAGCAGCACGAACTGTGAACTTACCTAATTCAACTAGAGAAGAGTTGTTAATGATTCCTGTTGGGAATGCTAAATCAACTTGGAACAGATTAGGGCGTGCGAAGTCCGCTGCTACGTTCGCCTTAAAGTCATCAATAGTGCCTCTTTTTGCCATTGTTTTTAAAATCTCCGTCCTTAATATTTAGAATAATCAAAATTTTCAGCAAAAAAAAGAGACCCCGTAGGGTCTCTTGATCCATCTCGAACTATATTATTTAGTTCGCAACCTCATTAAATGCAACACCAGTACGTGTAGCAACGAATGTTAGTGTGATGTAATTAATTGTACGAGTTGGTTTCACATAGATTTCTGCGTAAAACTCACCACGATCAACTGCCTCTGGAGGATTGTTCTCGCTATCGCACTTAACCAAGTAATCGGTTACACCTCTACGTCCTTGTACGTCACGTAGATATGGTTCAACGATATTGAGGAAGAGACTTCTTTGTGACTCATCGTTTTGCTCGAAGAGTTGTCCCTTAGCAGCACCAGATATAACTCTCTCGATTGTAAGGAACAAGCGACGAACGTTAATTCTATCGAATGCACTAGCAAATCCAAGAGCAGTCTTGTCTCCAAATAGTACTACACCCTGACCAGGGAAGGATACGATTGGGTTAACTCTATTTGCATACAAACGATCACGTTGTGACTTGGTAGGAGAGTATGCAAGTTTAATAGCATTTCTCAAGATACCACGTTGGAAACCAGCAGGTGAGAACCAAGGTTCTGCCAACTCAGTTGTTTGTAAGCAAAGACCAGCAACATCTCCGTTACAAGGTACGTAACGATAAACATCATTGTACTTATCGTAGATGTACTTATAACCAGAGTCAAATACCATGTAAGAGGAACTTGATAACTGATCAAAGAAATTAACAATATTATCTGTGATTGATGTTGTATTGGAAATACCAATTACATTACCACGACGAGGTGAAACAAATACCAAGCAATCTCTACGCTCTTCAGCGATATTAACTAGAGAAGTTACCTTAGCAATTGCTGCAGCATCATCAGCACCAGAAGGTCCACAAAGAATGTAATCAATTGTTTGTGATTCTGGATCTTCTATTAAACCATATGCAGTTGATAGGTCTGTATTAGAAACACTATACACACCACCTGATACTGTATAATCTACACCACCAGAAAGTCTGTAATAGAAGGTTGCGTTTTGC